TGTTTCCAGATGATATTCTAGCAGCGTTGTAGTCACTACCGTTTGAGTATGCTGTCTGAATAATTCCTTGACCCACAAACATCTCTATACTCTCTGTTGGAGAGTATATCTGGTTTATAGACATCTCGTACGCAGCATATACTGACTGAGAGTCTACACTTGTAGGACTTGTATAAGACTGGAACGTACCTAGGTCATTTAGTGTGTTTATAACAGTGTAGTCACCATACTCACCAGGGACATTGTCTATTACTATATCATTTGTGGTGTGGTTCCCAATGTTTGTAACCCTCTGAAGGTCTGGAACATCTAAGAACTCCTCTATGTAGTTGTAAACAACTGTAATAACGTCTCCAGCCTCTAGCTCGTTTATAATGGTTATAGTGCTTGGCAGTGTGTATGAGTATGCCTCTGGGTGAAGTGATGTCGTGTTGACGATCACCTGTAGTATATTGTTTATCTCGTTGGCAACAACAAAAGAGTTGCTAGATGTGTACTCGAATGTCTCCTTTACCAGCTGTGGTACCTCTACTGTCCTGTCAAGGTCTACTATGGATATCATGTAGTCCTCGTCCTCCTCTATGAACCCGTTGCCCTCTAGGAAGTCTACGTTAACAACAAAGAAGTTAGGGTCTAGGAAGTACGGCTCAACTGATACTATCTTGTAGCTACCGAACAGGTTTACATTCTTGGCCTTGTATATCAGACTGGTTGAGTTAACTAAGAAGTTAAGGAAATCGCTCACGTCGTTCCCCTTCTGAGTGGTCTTACTAAGTAAGAACGTGCTTATTGCAGAGAAGTTAACAGTCGGACCTATCTCTGTCTCAAACGACAGTGTCCCAATAGGCCTGTCCTCTGGAGGAGTTATTGTGAAGTACTTGTACAGTAAGTCTACACCTGTATTTATTACCTGGTTTCCGTTAAAGTAGACTGCTAGCTTCCTAGGTGTGAAGTTCTTAGTCTTGTTGTACGTGTTTACGTCTGTTCCTATCCACTTGTCGTCTGCCGTTACATACTCGTCTATCTGATAAACACTTATTTTTGTCATCTTCCTTGTCCCTTATAGGATTTTTTATAGTTCTTGCTCTGCTTTAAAGACGATGTCTTTGTCTTAGAATGAATGCCTGGCCTGTTTATATCCCTCTTAACAGACCTAACAGATAGTGTTTGTTTAGCCATACTACTACGATAAGTGATATTATTATTATTATCAACCAGTTGAAAGATGTTCTCTCAACCTCTTTTTTCTTCTCTACAACTTTTTCTTTTGTAGAGTGTTGTTTGTCCTCGATCTTAGACACTATCTTTTTCTCGGTATGTATAGACTTATCTTTTGTCTTTTTATAGTTAATAGTAACGTTTCTGTACGTCTTACCCTCTATCACTATGTCCTTGCACGTGTCTATTGGTGTTATGATGAACTCCTCGGTTATGATATTGTTATCGATTTTTAAATCGACAACCTCATCTATCACAATTTTAGTAACAATTTGTGACACAGAGTCCTTCCTAACCTCATCTATCACCACCTTCCTGGACGAACATGATGCAAGCAGCACTGCCAGTGTTGACATCAGCACGCATATCCAGAAGTATATGTAGCTCTTATTCTTCAAAGTAGTTGTCGGCTTCATAAGCTCGTCTTTTAGTTAAACCTGCTAATTTTTTAGTTCCAACCTTGTCCCATCTTAGGAACTGTGTTCTTATTTCAGGGTCGTTATGATTTGCATTAACCTTCTTTAATAGTGTACTTCTCATAAAATTAGCTACTCCAACATTATAAGCAAAAGATACTAAAGAATTGAACTGATTTTGATTTAGTGGAGATGTAACACAGGCAGAAACTCTTTTAGCAAACTTATCCGCTATACCCTTAAACATATCAAACGCCTCTGCTCTTGTAATTGGAGGGTCTACCATAGTAACTTTACGACCGTCTCCATAAAATGTGTTTCCGAAGCCAATTGTTGCTAATTTTGCAGGGCATAGGTACGGTTTGGCACTAAATCCCTCAAACTCACAAATTAACAGATACCCCTTGTTATCTAACTTCATTTTGATAAGATTTTTACAATTGTTCCGATAAGTCCTGCTGTAAGTAGTCCTGCTACAAACTTCAGCTGACCGATGTACACAGACTTCTTAGCCATGTCCAACTCTATAGACTCTAGCTTCTCCTTGAGCAGCTCTATGTCGTGTCTTATGCTGTCGATGTCTGATATTACCCCCTTGTTTCCGTTAACCTTTGAGCCGACAAGTGCAGAAGATATGTGCTGTAGGTCCTCTTTAATCAGACGAAGGTGTTGCTCCATTCTATCCAGTCTTTCTTTTTCTTGAAACTCCATCAGCCCTTCAGTCCTTTAACTATATCCGTAAATCCTTGAATGCTTATGTATGCAGTTGCTATTATAACCCAGTCAGTAGACTCTATGTTTCCTAAGAATAGTCCAGCGCATGCTATTAGAAATACCAGTAACTTTCTGCTGATAAACTTGTTTAGTATGGCGTCTAACTGCTCCCTGCTCATCTTACCATAGGGCAACTATACCAGTTGCGTTTGTTGTTGTTAAGAATACTCGAACCACCTGTATCGGTAGAACAACTCCTGCTGGAACTGAGAAAAGTGTGACGTCGTCTCCTCCTGCTGTTAGCACGCGAATGGTTCCTCCTGATCCTGTGTACAGCACGCAAGGCACTACTGATACTCCACCTTCTAAACTTGGAGTTGTTATGTCTACCGTGTCAGACTTTACTACCGCCTTTGCTCTGGTCTGCTGTAATTTTTGATATGCCATTACTTTAATATTTTGTTTATTAATAAATCTGGGTTATTTAGTGCTGCCTTTCTCTTGGCGCATCCACAGTCCTTGTTCGCTGCCTTTGCAACCTTCTCCACAACCTTCTTAACTCCAGTTGCTGTTGTTATCTGTTCTATTCTGTCTCCTAGTAGCATGTTTTACAAAGTTTATTTCCTTTTGAATAATTTCGTTTAGCACTTCTTAAACTTCCTTCACTTTGGTACTTCTCTCTTGGCTTGTTCTGAGCTTCTTTTACATATTTTGCATTTTCTTTTGCTCTATCCTCTGTAGTCTTACCTGGATTATTTTTCAACCACTCTTTCTCTCTATATGTTTCAGTATTTTCTGAAATCTCTCTTCTAGTAAGTGGTTTTTTTACTGGTTCTGGTAATGGAGCCTTTATGTCCTCAGTTTTCATTCCAACAGATTTTAATGGGCGTACTGTTGTTACCTCCCTAGATCCAGATGTAGTCTGTGCAGGAGTAGACCTCTTAGCTACGTAACCTGTTTTTGCTGAAGTAGGCGCCTTGAATGATGTTGACCTTGCTGGTTTTTTTGAAGACCATGTGTCTCTGTACGTTGTTGTACCATCTGGATTCTGAACAGTAGTCTTCTTAATCTCTGGATCCTTGTTAAATGTAGGGTCTATTCTCTTGTATGGCATGATATATTTATTTTTTAGTTCCTCTTGCTCTTCTATCTCCAGGCATCGCGCACTTTGATCCGCGGTTCGATGAAGCCTTCTTCATTACTATTCCATTCTTTGTGTGGCTGGCGTCTAGTCCGTCTCCGTTGCCGTAGGTCCCACGCTTCCTGTTCACAGCGTTAAGCTCGACACGCTTCCTTACCTGATCAGGGGACTTGTTGTACTCCTTCTGGTAGTCGTTGTGCCTCTTCTTAGCCTCTGGGTTAGCTGCGTAGTATTTAGCGGTTCTTCCTGGCACTACTTCTTCTTCTTGTTCGCGATCATCTTCATGAAGTCAAACTTCTCCTTCTTCTCTTTCTTAACCTCTACTTTTGGTTTTGCTGCTGTTTTTTTCATTTTTTCTTTACGTTTCCTTTTAGGTATGACATTTTTCCGTTCAACGACTTCGCTGACTCGTACTGAGCAGCCTTCTTCTTAATCTTCTTCTCTTGTTCTAACATCTGCTTGGTTGGCTTCTTTCCAGATCCCTTGTTTTCTCTGATGTTGTCCCAGAGTCCTCTCTTTAACAGTTCCATTTGTCTAGTGCTAGTTTCTTTCTTGTTGGTTCTCCGTTTGGTTTCTTCATCGGTCCTGGCATGCCAGACATTCGTGCGCAGAATGACTTGCGTCTCATCGCATCCTTGCTACCAGCCTTCAACTCCGACGGCTTCTTTGTTACGGCCATCTTCAGCTTACTTCCTGGGTTAGCAGCTCTATAACTTGCCACGCCCTTCTCGTTAAGTCCACCTGTGGTTGACTTTCCTTCCTTGCGTGTCCATGCAGCTGTTTTTGCCATCATAAATGTTTTATCTTTGCAAAGATAATAATAATAAATCAAATGAAATACAAGCCATACGCAGACTACCTCAAGTACTGGAGGGCAATAAAGACGTTCATTCGGAACAAGCACAACCTGAGCACGTCTGACATCGACATACTCCTGTTTATCTACAGCGAGGGTTACTTCCGTCACAAGCAGTTCTGGGAGTTCGAGTCTGGACTCACCTGGGAGAAGGACCGATTCAAGAGAATGATAGCCGACGGGTGGATCAGCCTGTGGAGACCGAACAGGAACGGTGAGGCCGCACTGTACGAGGCCTCCTACAAGACAAAGAGGATGGTCACCGACATATATCATATGATCGAGCTAAAGGTTCACGTATCAGAGAACCCTACATCTAACCCAATATTCAGGACCGATGCGTCGTATACCGAGAGAGCCACCAGGCCCATTATTCGTAAGATGAATCGTACGCGTAAGGAGCTCAAGAGGCTCAGGGATATTGAGGATCAGAAGATCTAGAGTCTTACGACTATGTCCCTCTCCAGTATAACCGTGTACTTGATGTCGTTTACCAGCATCGTGTAGCCAGCGTTCTTGTCGTAGTATATGAGGTCTCCCTCCATCACGCAGTCCACGTTGGTTCCAGGGGCAACAACTCGCGCCTTCTTGTACCTGAACTGTTCTGTCTCGTTTCCTGTTAGTAGCAGTCCAGACTCTGTCCTCATCTGCTCCTCTATTGTGTTGATTACTAGGTATTTATTGATTGGTTGCATACTGTATTTTTAAATTCTACGTACCACTTCTTGTTCTGTGCTCTTCGTCTTGAGTGACATGTTGAGCAGCTTTGTAGCATAAAAGCTACTGCCATTACTAAAATTACTCTTCTCATGCTCTTGTCATTGTTATTATTGCGTTAGTACTAAGTATTGTTGTGGCCACACTGACAGCGTTCTTCAGAGCGTTCTTCGTAACCTTAAGCGGGTCGATGATCCCCATCTCGTACATGTCACCGTAGACGTCGTTCTTAACGTCGTAACCGTTGTTGTCGGTCGCCTGCTCCATGATCTCGTACCCGTCGTTTCCTGCGTTCTCGTGGATCTGAAGCAGTGGTGCCTGTATAGCCCTTGCCATGATCTGCATAGCGACGTACTGCTCAGCACTGATGTCCTCTATCATGTCGTCAGCGTCTGCGATTATTCTGTACGACTCGTTGAACAGTGCAAGTCCTCCTCCTGGTAGGATTCCCTCCTCCAAAGCAGACCTCACAGCGCATACCGCGTCGTCTACCCTGTCCTTTCTCTCCTTCTGCTCCAGATCAGAGTTACCTCCAACGTATATAACAGCGATGCTACCCGTAAGGCTGGCTATCCTGCTCTTGATGAACTCCTTGTCCTGCTTCTTCTGCGCAGCCTCGTGAGCTACCCACAGCTGACTAACCCTGTCGTTAACGTCCTGCTGCTTACTCTCTGGCTTGATGATGGATGACGTGTCCCTTCCTATGATGATCCTGTCTGCCCTTCCAAGGTCCTCGATTGATATCAGACTCAGGTCGTCTCCAGTGCTCTCCGAGAAGTACTTCGCACCCAAAGACAGCGCGATGTCGCTCATCAGCTCGTTCATCTTGTAACCGAACTCTGGCGGTGCTATGTTACAGAACTTCAACTTGTTCTTCACCACGTTGACTGCCAGTGTGTTGATCACGTTCTGGTTGCAAGGCCCGATTATGAGTAGCTTCTTGTTCTCCTGTATAACCGTCTTCAGCACGTTCTCTATAGACAGGATGTTCGATATCTCCTGGTCTGTAACAAGCACAAGCACGTCGTCCATGATGCACTCGTCGTTCTTGAAGTCGTTCACGAACATGTTAGACGTGTAACCCCTTCCGATCTTGATCCCATTGGTGAACTCTGAGTATGTCTCAGCAGTCTGTGAGTTCTCAATCGTTACGATCCCGTTCTTACCAACCTTCGTGTACGCACTCGATATGATCTTACCGATCTCGTTGTCGTTATTAGCCGATATGGATGCCACGTTGTGAAGCGTCTTACCACTAACCTTCTTGGATGATCTCTCCAGGCTGTGTATGATACCGTTTGAGACGCTGTTGATGTTCTTTATTACCTCCGTCACGTTGTGCTTCTCGTTCAAGAGCTCCTGGCCCTGCCTCACGATTGCCTCAGTCAGCACGATTGCTGTTGTTGTTCCGTCACCTGCACTAGTAGCTGTACGATCTGCTGCCTCTTTTAAAATTTTTACAGCAAGATTTTCTACTGGATCTAATAGAAATATAGATTTAGCGACAGTAACTCCATCTTTTGTCACCGTAATACCGTGTGTGTGGTTTGGAGATTCTATTAATACAGTTCTTCCTCTAGGTCCAAGGGTACTTTTAACAGCCTTTGACATAATGGTAATTCCATTAATTAGCTTGTCCCTTCCTTCTTTGTCAAATAATAGTTCTTTAGGACTATATCCAAATTCTTCCATTTTATTAAATTTTATTAAATTATATGCGACAAATATACAATAAAAATATTAATATTTATTACCTTTCTTTAAGTTATCAATAGCCCATAGTGGCTGAAAGTTTGTATAATGGTTTAGTTTAATTATATCTTCTTCTGTTTTCCCTATAGAAACTGGTATTATATGATCTAGATGCCATTCACCATAATTTTCAAGACTCATTCCTTCAGTAAATTTTAATTCAATATATGATCTAAAGTATTCTATATTACAACCTATTATGTCTTCTGTGTTTTTATTTTTTTTAAAGTTGTTATTACCTCTTTTAAAAGACATACATATTAAGTTTCTAGTATTACAAATTAATTTAAATAAAGGATCGTTTTGTCTTCTTTGTATTTGATATTGTTTTCTATATATTCTTACTTTATCTTTATTTAATTCGTTCCATTTTTTTAATTGCAAAGAAACTTTTTCTTTATTATTCTCTCTAAATAATTTTGCCTTTATAAGTATCTCTTTTTTATTTTTTTCTTTATATATCTTCTTTCTTTTAGATATTTCTTCTTTATTATCTATTTGATATTTTTTCTTTTTTATAGATATTAATTCCTTATTTAACTGACTCCATTGTTTCTTTTTTTCAGATATAGATTCTTTATTATTTTCACGCCATATCTTATCGTTTTTACTAATCATTTCTTTATTATCTAAACGATATTGTTTGTCACAATGTTTGCATCTAGTACTTAATCCGTCTTTACCTTTTGGACTTTTACTAAATTCATACAATTCTCTTTCTATATTACACTTACTACATTTTTTCATAAACATAAAAACCTGCCATCAACGGGTCGTAGTCCGTATCAAGCAGGAATTTATTATAATTTTTTATATCAGCTACGACTCTGATTTTATTTTACAAAGATAACAAAAAAAACGCATAACATTTAAGCTATGCGTTTAATGATTTCCTCCTCTCAAATGAGAGGTGAACTACTACTTCTTCTTCTTCATTATGATGTTGTGCATAGGAGCCTTCATCTCCTTTGACATTGCCATGGCGCTAGCCATCATCATAGACTCCTCGACCATCTCTTTTCTCTCGTGTAAGGCTTTGGCTTCCTTGGCCATCCTGTACAGGCCAATCTCTTGAACTGGCATCTTCTTGTTTATACCCATCTGAAATGTATACTTATAAATGTTAAATAAATGATCAACTCGTTGTCGTCATAATCTTCGTCTATCGGATAGAATCCCCACCCTATAGATGGACCGATGTTAAATCTGTTTTGAATTTCTATTTCCATGGTACAAAGATAGTAATTTTATACTACACTTTTTACTATTATTTACGGGGTTAAAAAAATATGTCATAAAAATTTAAGCTCAGGGTTATATATTCAGATCACGTGATCCGTCCAAAATGGAAAACGATTCTTTTTCGAGGGGTGGGGTACCAAAAGCAAGATTTCCCTCCAGATTTCTAGGCTTTTTCTGGGGTGCCAGGTGGGTACCTATCCAGACCACACGTGAACCTGGTGGGTATTCCGCCACGTTGCCTATTGCCGTCTGTCTGTCGCTTGTTTCGTAGAGTAAACCACATAGACAATGCGGTTAATGTAGAATAAATGTAAGCGAATGTAAACCAAATGTAATGTATTTGGAACCGTTACATCGTGTGAAGCCTTATCATTGCTAGCATTAGCTAACAAAATGTAGAAATGCGGGTTTATACCCTATATACAGCCTATAGATAATTATTATAATATATATATTTTTTTCGCTACGAAGAAGGGAGTAAAGTTTACATTCTTACATTTTTTAGGCTTAGACCAATGATACCAAGGGCTAACACGATGTAAAACTTTTTTGAACTTTACATCGCAAAACATTCTAGGGGGCTCCCGAGGTTTTGCTTACATTTTAGGGGCTTCCTGGAGGGTATGCTTCCCTGGGAACACCTACTATGTTATGCATAGTACTATATTGTGTTCAGAGATCCTCACACGAGCAATAAAAGAAGTCCCCTTACGCGCGTGTACTTATTATTAAAAAATAGAGAAATCTCATAACTCACACGTTATCAACTACTTAATATAAAGTCTTAAAATCGATAGCTCTTGAGCCCAATAAAACCGAGCCAAATGTTAAACTTTTGTTAAAAAACGAAATAAAATTAGGATTGTAATTGATAACAGTCGTATGTTTGCAGTGTTGAAAGGGTAGAAAATTTGTAAAGACTCTGGATGCAAGTCGACAAGACTATAACTGCGGGTAAGTCTACTCTGGAATAAGCGATATAGATTTCGTGAAGTCCGAAGACCATGGGGGTATCCAAATAGGAACGAGCATGAAACGTATAAGGATGTGTATCCTTACTGATGAGCCACAGAATGGCGAAACGTTTAAATATTATTTATTATGAGAAATTTTATAAAAGAATGGGGACAAACGCATGAGGAAATATGCTTAAATTTAGGGTATGACGAAGAAACTGCTGATGATTTATTAGTTGATGATTATTTTTATATAAAAAATGTTTGGATTCCAAGATCAAGTTCTTTGTATTCAGAAAAAGAACAAGAAATTGCAGATAAACTTCAAGGTTAACTGATGATGACTTGAGTAGTCGAAACACCCTACATGGGGTGTCTTAACCATAAAACATATTTAACATGAAAAAGAACATCTTATTTTGGACAACGATAACAATAGTTATTGTAGCAATTCATTTACTAACTCCTAACTGCTACAAATAACATGGGACAGAACCTAAAAGACATCGGGCTTGCCTTAGTACTATGGGCAGTATTTATAATAGTAGTATCAATAATCTAGGTTAACTGACGAGTCCTGATTGGACGAAACCATCTTCGGATGGTATTAACCATTAAATATATTTATCATGGAAGATTTGAAACCAATTAATCAAAAATCATTTTACGGGAAAGCCAAACTGATTACAGAAAACAACATTACTAAATTAAAAAGCTACGACACTATTGTGGCAAGTTACAATCATTTAGAAAACAAGATTGATGTGTTTGGGTGGTATAGCAAGACAACGGCTATACATATTAACGCATTTTTACACTACTATGGTTTTGACACTTGTAATAAACAACAACTTTTAAACTATCAATCATGAAAAAATCAATCTATCAGCACATCGCTGACACGTACAAGGACGAGGTTCCTACACTAGAACAAATTACCGCAGTAATAACAAAAGAGATACCAAACATTTATTCACCTAACCACACATTTGATGAGTTAGCATTAGACATTTACAATAACTATAAAAGATTTATCGCATCATGGAGACAGTAATTTTTGAAATAGAGTTTAACGACGGCAGAATATTTAGAGTTTTCTGCGCTAATCGTAGTCAAAAAAATAGAGTCTTAAGAAAAAGAGACAACGTAAAATCAATAACCGAAATTACGTGTGGAATACACACGGTTTCACAATACGAAAAACACAATGGACAAAATAGAACAAGCTAAGGCTATACTTAGAGAAGCGGGTTACTGTACTGGTAGCCTATGGCACATAAAAGATGTTAAACAATATCACGAGTGCACAGACGAAGAGGCTTATGACATACTAGAAAAAGCCTTAGATAGTCAATGGATTACAGAACAAATATTTAAAGAGATAGATGATAATACAAAAATATAGACGACAGTTCGGAGAGAAGTCAATCACGTTAGCGCACGGTAGCAATCCCGTTACCGTTCCATCGTCATTCGAGCACAAGCACATAGACAAGGACTTCGTGGACATCGTGTTCCCACAATGGTTCCTAAAACAACACGGACAAGCCATCCAAGAGATGGAAGTAAATACTAACTTATTAATAAAAAGACTATGCGACCAAGGATAACACTAGTTAATCAGACCATAAGGTCAATCAGGGAGCGTGAGCAGAAGTTCACGGCACTTGTAAAGTACGAGTGCAAGGATAACCCACAACTGACGTGGCACGAAGCCAAGGAGTCAGTAAAGAACTCAATCAGGAGGGAGTTGTCATGGATTTAGTACTAGAGAGAGCCTTTGTGAAGGCAATGGTCAAGGTGATGAGCCTTGAGGACGAACTAAAGGACATTGGCAAGGCTATGTATGACGAGGGACACCTTGAAATCATCAGGACAAGTATAGAACGCGACCTAGAGGCGTGGAAATTAATCTTAAAACTAATAGAGAATGAAAGCAAAGGTAATAGTAAGTAGGGGTGCATATAGCATCGGTCACGATTGGTGTCTAGTCCTAGAGACAAAGAAGCACCACCAAAGGTTCTACCTTGGACAAGATGGTAAATTCTGCAAGAGGGTGCTCGGTATGGATCCGTCAGAGGTGGTGTTCAGAATAGGCACCCGAGAGATAGACAACGACACGAAGGGCAACCGCATATTGGCGAGGTTCATATGCAAACAACTAAACATTAACGGACACAACTTCAAGCGCATCGAGGCGTGGGGGTTGTGTGCACAATAACTAAACAAGATGAAACTTAACACAAATTTACCTGGATTTAATGGATTTTACGGAAGTATTTATGATGATGTAGACACCTCATCAGAACTTGACTTCATCAATGAAATAAGAGAACAAAATGGACTAACTGAATTAGAAAATGATGATTTAATTAATTGGGATTACGAAACTTACTATAAAGATATTGCATTAAAATTATGTGAGTCAGTAGAAGATTTTTTAAATGAAATTAATGTAGTAAATTCAGTAGGTTTTATAAAAATACATTCTCCTAAATATTACAATTTTAGTAATGATGTTATTGAATGCGAAGTTGATGTAAACTCTAAAAATATACGAAAATATATTAACAATAATTTAGAGGAATTTACCTCCCATTTAATTGAGAATCATAAAAGTCGTGACGGTTTCAATTCCTTTTACGAATACGATCTTGATTTTTGGCTTGATAGAATGGAAAATTTTAAACAACTAGACCACATAGAAATAAATAGTATTTTAAATTTTATATGTGAGAATGAGGAATTTAATATAGATATTGAACTGCCTATTTTGACGGCAGAAAACTTTGAACAACTAACAACATGATACAAGAGTATATCAGAATGCGTAACAGTGGGCAGTATAACATAGAGTGGTTCCATAAGTATTACAGAAGCAAGGGTGGTAGAGACATCCCCCTTCAGGACTTCCACATGGTGTTTCAGACGGCTAACCTAGATCAGGTTTTAGAGAGAATAGATAAGGAGTATAACCTTACATCATTGTTTGATGTAAACAACAAAATAATAAAGACATGGCAATAAAGATAACAGACGACTGCATTAATTGTGGATTGTGTGAGCCCGTGTGTCCGAACAACGCGATATACGAGCCCGACACGGATTGGAGATGGAGCGACGGCACTAGCCTGACGGATGACACACCTCAGGCACCACGTTCAAGCGACGTGTTCTACATCGTGGAGGAGAAGTGCACAGAGTGTGTAGGCTTCTACGGTGCACCACAGTGTGCGGCAGTCTGCCCATCTGACTGCTGTGTCCCTAGCACACACGAGACAGACTTACTAATTAAAAAGCATAGACTACATGGAAATAATTAACGGAAGGTGGACGCGCAATGGAGATGCGCTCACGGTGGCGGACAACCAAGACTTCACAGACAGACTGATGAGAGTGAAAGAGTTTGCACGTGGACGCGAGTTGACGCATAGCAAGGTTCAGGTCTTGTTCAGGATATTGGACACGGACGAGTTGGTTGACGACGCGCTGAACTGCGTGTTGGGGATGAGTAACAGACAGATAGCACAACTTTTCTAGTGGAGGTCGGAGAGAGAGTTGTGTGCGTGGACGCGAGTAAGCTACCGCACACGTGCGACGAGTTGTCTGTGGACGTACCCAATTGGGTGGTCGATGGCAGTCAGTACACGATAAGAGAGATACAAGAGCACGACTTCGGAGCCGTCGGCGTGTTGTTGGAGGAGATAAGGAACGAGCCTAGGTACTTCAGGCTCATAGACAGAACAACAGAGCCGATGTTTAAGATATCAAGGTTCAGAAGACTGAAGCCGAGAGAGGTAGAGGTCTTGGAAGAAATAAACGCCATCTGATGAATAGAGTCCTTGTAAAAGATACAATGTTGGCCGTCTGTGTGCGTGAGTCAAAGTAGGAATCAGGTGGCAATATAGTTCATAGTCCTACAAACACAGACATTCTTTGACGGCTCGGAAAGACGAGCTTAATTTTAAATTTTAATTTATGGAAGTATATAACGTACTGTACAAGGGAGTCGAGAGAAACGTGACCCCATTTTGTTTGGCATTCCTGAGGGAGGAAGAGGCTCGTGATTGGATCGAGCAGACTTGTGAGACTAAGAACTTAACAATTAAGTCAACACTAGGTTGGGATGACTCCGAGACCGTTGATGACTATCGGGTTGAGGATGATGAAGGAAACTCGTATTATTTTGTAATATTTAAACAACAACTATGAAGTACCAAAGTATAAGTGGAGAGTATTTGTACCTATTCAATTGGATAGGTGGTGGTTTTAACGATGTGTGGGCAAGAAGTAAGCGCGAAGCCTACGCAAAGGTTATAAGAGAGAGTAAGAGACACGAGAAGGAGTACCCGACGCACGTGAAGTTAAGACCTGACTACGGGTCTATGAGACGTTGCACATATGAAGAGTATCAACAACAAAACAGAATGGGATGGATGTTAGCAAATTAAAAAAATACGGGATACAATGGGACGATGAGACTCTGACCATGTCGAGAATAAATGACGGGTTCAGTCCAATAGAGTTACTTGGAATACTAACTCTAGCGATTAAAAGTATAGAAGAGCAGATGCTTGGTAAGGATACCACGCCAATAACAACAATAAAAACAATAGTAAAATGAAAGAAGAAGCACAAAGAATTTTAGAGTTATTCAACGGGGACTACGCGAGTGGATTGAAATGCATTAACGAGTTGATCCGTGAGACGGGAGCAAAGTATTGGTACGACGTAAGGAGAGAGTATGAACAAGCGTAAGAAGGTAAAGGCGCAGTTGATGTACTGTCTGTGCAGTCTACTGCTAGAGTGTCTAGACGAGTTGGAACCAACCACACAAAGGATGATGAAGTTCAGGGACGACCTGATTGGCTTCTGCGAGGAGTTGAACAACGAGGTGGCCGACACCAACGTGATACAGAGGGGTACGTACTTCCAAGAGTTAAGTAAGAAGATTGACACACTAATAAGAAAGAACTATGAAGAATGAAATTTGGAGGGACGCGACATGGTTCCACAAGTCCACGAGGCTTGACACACCATACTCGAAGTCAAGGATATTCAAGGGTATCAAGATCGAGAACACGGACGGGGACATAAAGATCCTGAACACAAAGTTAAACGGGGACTTCTACCAGGAGGTATCGAAGGAGGAGTACAGGATGTTCTATAGGCTAGGGTTCGAGCAGGGGTGCTACGAGATGTGCCTAGCGAACTATAGGATGTCGCTGAATACAATCATCCGTAACATACGTGATGAGATAGGGAACCGAAACAATCAGAAGCACTATCAGTATCTGAAGACGATGAGAGTGAACCTAATGGAGAAGTACACTAATGTTTTAAAAATCAAGTATAATGGAAGTATTTAAGAAGTTGTCAGAGATTGACATCAAGTCAAAAGTAGAGAAGAAGGGTAGTCAGAACTACCTAAGTTGGGCTAACGCGTGGGGGTTTGCAAAGCAGAAGTATCCGTCAATACAACGTATAGTATACGAGGACTCAGTCACGGGTCTGAACTACTTCAACGATGGTAAGAGTGGATATGTGAAGGTTGGAATTGTAATCGAGGGACTAGAGCACATCGACTACCTACCAATCATGAGCCACAACAACAAGTCAATTGGAATAGATAACATAACATCGTTCGAGGTGTCAAAGACTATCCAAAGGAGCACGGTTAAGGCGTTGGCTCTTCACGGACTAGGCCTTCAGATGTGGAGTGGTGAAGACCTAGTAACAACTACCAAGGTAGAGAAGCCTTCAGGCCCTCTAGAGTTAACCATAGGTGATTCAAATTGGGACAAGGTCATCAAGTACATCAAGGACAACAAGCACCTTGGATTGGCCACGATAGTCAAGAACCTTGAGACGAAGTATAAGATATCAACCGTAATCAAAAAAGAACTTGGTAAACATGTTGTTTAAAAATGTTGTATCTTTGCAAAAGAAATGACGTGAGAAGCATTTAACATAGAACATAAATAACCCTTTCAAAGGAGGCACTTCTCACAATACTGCCGAATTTGATTGGGTTTTTTTATGCGATGAAAGTATGTAGTAAATGTAAGATTGAGAAATCTAAAACAGAATTTTATAATAGAAAAACATCTAAAGATAATTTACATCCAAGTTGTAAAGAGTGTTATAGAAAGTATTGTTTTGATAATAAAGAAAAAATAAGTTTAAGAAATAAACTTTGGATAAAAAATAATAAAGAACATAAAATAAAATACGATAAAGAATATAAAAAATTAAATGCTCAGAAATATATAGATTATAGAATTGAAAATAAAGAAAAATCAAATCGAGATAGAAAAGAAAAAAGAGATAATGATCCTTTATATAAATTAACTGGAAATCTAAGAAGAAGAGTGTTACATTCTTTTAAAAGAAAGTATTGGAATAAAAATAATACCACCAAACATTTATTAGGATGTGATTTTGATCAAGTAAAACAACACTTAGAAAGTAAATTCACTGAAGGAATGACTTGGGAGAATCAAGGGCAGTGGCATATCGATCACATAATACCATTGTCTTCTGCAAAAACAGAAAGTGATTTAAAAAAATTGTGTCACTACACAAACTTACAGCCACTATGGGCTATTGATAATTTAACAAAATCAAATAAAATATGAAAGAAGTAATCGAGAAATTAAGAAATGATTATAACTACTATGGAGAGTATGGCTCAAAGTATATTAGTAATAGCGATATTGGAACTCTACTAAAGAATCCTAAGAAATTTAAAGTGCGGGAGGAACCTACACTACCAATGTTACAAGGATCTTATTTGCATACAGCTATACTTGAGCCAGAAAAGTTATCTAACTTTGAAATAATAGAAGCTAGTACTAGAAATACAAACATTTATAAAGATGCTTCAAAAGGAAAGTTACTATTATTGAAACATGAGCAAGAAGAATTAAATACTTTAGTTTCAGTAATTAAAGGAAACTTAAATTTTTATGAAGACATATATGCAGAAGGTAATTTATATGAAGAACCTGCAACAATGGAATTGTTTGGACTACCATTCAAAGGTAAGTGTGATATAGTTTGTCAAGACTTCTTAATAGATATTAAAACCACGAGTGACATTGATGACTTCAGATGGTCAGCTAAGAAATATAATTATGATTCACAATCATACATATACCAACAACTATGGGACAAACCATTAATATTTTATGTAATCTGTAAGAAGAGTTATAGGCTAGGAATTTTCGAGCCTAGTGCAGAGTTCCTACTAGGAGGCAGAGAGAAGGTGCTACGTGCGGTTGAGGTCTACGAGAAGTTCTTTGGAGACAGTCCTAAGGAGGACATAAATAATTTCTTCATAAGGGAAGATTTGTAACATATTTGTTGTATATTTGTTAACTGAAAAGCCGACAACAGAATAAAAAGGTAGGCAAAATTAAATTTAATAAAATGGCGAAAATTCAAGTGACGTTAGACGCGTCAAAGTTAAGAAACCTGATCTCTACAAGAAGTTACGAGAGCAAGGACGGTACAAATGTTAATGTACAAGAGGTTAAGTTCGAGTTGGTTGAGGTTAAGGAGCCGAAGCAGATCTTTGCTAAGGACACGATGAGAATTGTTAAGACTCACTTCGCGTGTGTGATCCAGACCAAGGAGGAGAGAGAGGCCAAGGCCGACACAGTCTACATCGGAGAGGGTTTCACATCCTATTGGGATGACGCTAAGAAGCCACAGGCACAGGCAGTACAACAGGACTTCACTCCTGATTTACCATTCTAGATTAAGGGAACTGTCCCAGTAAATAGTCCAGTCTACACAGGCTGGACTTTACTTTTAAATAGCAACTATGATAACAATATTTTCAAACATAAAGAGCACGGATACACCATTCTTCAGGGGCATAGGTGTGGTTCTACAGAGGATCAAGGACGGATCCTCAAGGGACAAGGTCGAGGCGATCCGCACCGAGACGGACAAGGAGAGGAGGAACCTACTCAAGAGGGATCTGCCATCCGTCTGCTTCTCAGGTACCTTCAACAAGCGTGAGGACAAGGCCATCGTAGACCACAGTGGTTTTATATGCCTTGACTTTGACGGGTACGAGACAGAGGAGTTCCTACTAGTAGATAAAAATAATTTATCTAAAGACAGTTACAGTTACTCAGTGTTCGTGTCGCCATCAGGTAACGGCCTAAAGGTTATCGTGAAGATACCTAAGGACATAGACAACCACAAGAACTACTTCAACTCACTAGAGAAGCACTTCGACTCCAAGTACTTCGACACCACGTCCAAGAACATATCTAGGGTGTGCTACGAGTCGTACGACCCTG